TGCGCGCCGCTTGAGCGTCGCCGGCGCCGCCGCTTCCGAGATCGCCCGTATCCCGGTCACGATCGCCTCGAGCAGCGCACGCGCCGGGCGCTGCGCGAGTGTCATCTCGTCGAGCTCGACCTCGATTCCCTCAGCCGTGCAGCTGACGCTCGAATGCGCGCCGCGCGCCTCGAACGACTGCCCGATCCGCACCTTCGTCACGCGTCACCGGGCGCGAACAGCTGACCGAAGTACAGCTCTGCTCCACGATCGGACGCCGAGAACACGCGCCGGCTCCCGTCGGCGTACGTCACTTCCACACTCGGCTCTTCGCCTGGCTTCAACCCGCGAAACACGATCGAGACCGGAACTGCCTCCGGAGGCACGGTGGCGGTGTTGTGCATGCCGGACATCGCCATAATCGTTGGGGGTTGCTCGTCCGTCGCCAACCGTTGCACGGGTGAACTGGGAGCCGCTCGACGGCGATCGTATCCGCTGTGCCCGGCACGATGTCATCTTCCGCCAGGGTCGCGAGATCTGCGCGAAGTGCAAGACCGACCCCGGGCCCGAGCTCGAGCTCGAGCTCGACGTGCCTGACGCGCCGCCCGAGGGATGTCTGTCCTCGACCGAGCTCGAGCGCCGGCTGACCGCGGATGCCAAGGATATCGAGACGTGGGCGCGCGCGCTCGTCGTTCTCGAGGACGGCGGCAAGCGCAAGGGCCGGATCAACTACGCAACCGCCTTCAAGGGCTACGAGGTTGCGCTCAAGTTCTACAACGCCGCGCAGGCGCTGAACGCCACGCGCGAGCGCCGCGCGTACATCGCGCGGCTCGAGCGCCGTCAACGCGCTCTGCACCGCCGACGGGGAGGCCACAATTGAAGCGACATCGGAGCTATCTCGCCGACGAGATCTCGATCTTCGTCGTGCTCACGCTGTGGGGCTTCCTCGGAATGGCGCTCGTCGTCGCGGCCTCGAGGTGCGCAATGGAGACTGATCTGACGTGGCGCGAGAAGCGACTCGAGCGCCAGATCCGCGAGGACGTCGAGGGCGCCGATCGCTTCGTCGATGTCGGCGTCCGTCTGCGCGTCGTGGTTGCCGATGAGGATGGCGAGGAGCTCATCCCGGGAAAGCCGCGCCTGCGCGTGCTCCGCGAGCACCTGTTCGGCGGCTTGCTCGACACGCGCGCGAACCCGCCGCGGCTCGTCGCCGGCACGCGCGATCCGGCCACCTGGTACTGCAGCGAGGATCAGGAAGCGGTCTTGCTCCACGACGATCCGCGGATCCCCGGGCAGGTGATCTACGGCTCGGAGGGCGCCGGTAAGACGCACGTGCTCGCGATGCTGCACTACCTGTGGTGGCTCGACATGGTCGGCGAGAAGCGCGAGCTCGGCCAGTCGGCTCCGACGAAGCGCCGGCTCAAGCACGTATTGCGTGCGATGGGTGAGCTCTACCCGCCGGCATGGTTCACGTACAACAAGCACGACCAGGTGCTCACGTTCTGCGACGGGCATCAGGTGCAGTTCCTCTCGACCAAGCGGCAGAGCGAGGCGCAGGGTTCGCCCGGCCAAGGCTACGGCTGGTCGGGCTGCGGCCGCGACGAGCTCCAGGACCAGCTCGACGCCGACGAGGACCTCGAATCGCGCGGCCGTAACGCCAAGATCGATCCGCGCTCGGGCACGCTGCACTACCGCCAGGCGGCGACGTGCACCGCGAAGCAAAGCTCGGCGTTCGTGTCGCTCGTGCAGCGCAAGCTGTCGAGCGGCTACTGGCGCAAGCGGCTGCTCCTGATCGCGCGCTCGCCGTTCATCCACAAGTCGTTCCTCGACGAGAAGCGCCTGGTGATGACGGATCGCGAGTTCCGCCGGCGCTACGGCGCGGAGGATCTGCCGCCCGAGCACATGCTCTACTTCAACTGGCTCCGCGAGCGGAACCTCCGCCCGATCCCGAGCCACGCCACGCCGATCACCTCGCTCGTGCTCCGGCTCAAGACCGGCGACCCGCGGCACGCGCTGCTCGTCGGCAACGATCCCGGCATCAGCAAGGCGGCGTCGATCTTCCTGCAGGCCTACGAGCTCCCCGGGGTCGCCGATCCGGTGTGGTGGGCGCGCGCCGAGCTCGTCACGTTCCATGCGACCACCGAGACGCACGCGCACGGCGTGCTCGACATCTGCCGCGATCGGTTCGGCACGAACAAACGCGCCAGCGCCGAGCAGGCGCACGTGCGCTCGCACCCCTACGGCCAGGCCAAGGACAAGCCCTCACTCGACGTCTATCGGATCTTCGGGCGCGTCGGCCTCAACATCCGCGCCGCGCAGTACACGAAGAAAGGCGAGGGCACCGGGACGATCAAGTACGAGGACCGGATCGAGATGGTGAACTGTCTGCTGCTCGACGCCGCCGGGCGCACGCGCCTCTACGTCGAGTGCGATGCGCGGCATCAGCCGCTGTGCCCGAAGCTCGTCGAGGCGTTCGAGACGCTCGAGCGTCCGGTCGATAGCGACACCGCCCCGGACGAGGACAAGTCGCTCGAGCACGACAAGTCCGATCCGCCGGACGCGCTCGGGAACGGCCTGTGGGCGTTCGAGAAGGAAGCGGTACAGCAAGCGCGCGTCCGGGCGCGCGCGCGCGGCAAGGCGGCGTGACGTGGCCGAGTACACGGTGAGCGACGCCGGCGTCGCGATCGGCGAGCAGGCGGCCGCGACCGTCAGCATCCTGCAGCGCATCCTGGGAGCGGCGACCGGCACCGCGGCGTCGATGGACTTCGTCTGCGACTGGCTCAAGCGGACCTACGTCGAGAACGATTGCGAGAAGCGCCGCAAGTGCGAGGCCGCGATCCGCGATGCGTTCTACGAGAACCAGGGCGACGATCGGATCGAGGCGATGATCGACATCGCGTTCGCCAGCGAGAAAAACAAGAAGCTCCGGCGCGACCTCATCCCGTGGGCCAAATACAACAACGTGATCGGCCGCATCGTGCGCGAGAAGGCGACAGTGTACCGGGCGCCGGCGAAGCGCCGCATCGGCGCCGGCGATCAGCGCTACCAGGAGTTCCTCGAGCTCGTCATGCACGACCAGGCGATGCGCGAGCTCGACCGCAAGCTCGCGCTGCACGAGGACGCCTGGATCCAGTACCGCGTGCGCGTGACCGCGACGGGCGAACGCGAGCCGGTGCTCGACGTGGTCTCGCCGGCGATGTTCTGGGCGATCGCGCACCCGCGCGACGCGACGCTCCTGATCGGGATCATCCTCGATCAGACGCCGGCGGACCCCGCGGCGAAGGGAACCGATCCGCACTACCGCGTGTGGACGGACACCGACACCTTCATGCTCGATCGCGCATGCCGTCTCGTGCCCGGCACGCTCGAGGCGTGGCCGCTCGGCCGCATGCCCGGCGTGCTCGCGACGACGCGCCTCCCCTCGACCAAAGGCCAGCTCCTCGCGCCGTGCGCGTCGGGCGACCTCACCGCCGCGCATCAAGCGGTGTGGTTTCTGAACGTGCTCGGCCTCAAGGAAAGCAAGAGCGCGAGCAAGCAAGCGGTGCACACCGGCGATACCTCGAGCGCGATCCCCGGCCAGGACAACGATACCGAGACCGATCTGATCATGCCCGAGGGCGTGCAGAGCTCGACTCTCGATCGCGGGATGGACCTCGCGCAGTTCCGCGACATGGCGAGCAGCGTCGCCGACGATGTCGGCGTCAACCACGGCGTGCCGCCCACGATGCGCAAGCTCGCGGATGCAACGTCGGGCGTCGAGCTCGACCTGCGCCGTATCCCGCTGCGCGAGCTCCGCACCGAGCGGATCCCGTTCCTGCGCCTGACCGAGCGGCGCATGATGCAGATCGAAGCCGGCGTCAACGGGCGTGACCTCGAGGAGTACGCGTTCAGCCCGGACGGCTGGAGCATGGACTTCGCCGAGATCCAGGAGCCGCTGTCCGAGGCCGAGCGCGATGCGATCTTCGAAAAGCGCCGCGAGCTCGGCCTGACCGACACGATCGACGAGATCATGCAGCGCAACCCTGACCTCACGCCGGATCAGGCGATGGAGCTGCTCGCGCTGCACGTGCGCCGCGAGACCGAGCGCGTCCGGCTGATGAAAGATCTAATGCGGCTGAACGGCTCGACGAGCTCGGCGCCGGGCGAGGCGACGCCGCAGCAGAACGGCGCGCAGGGCCGCGCGGCCGCGGACGGCAAGACCGGCGGCGGCAAGACCGGCGGCGACTCGGGCGCGCCGCCGGCGATCGCCGCCGCGTAGCTCCCTAACTGTTGGGACCGAGCGCGCTCCCCTCGACGGTGAAGCCTCACGCCACGCGGGGCGGTTAACCGCGGCCGATGAGCGACGGCGGCTCCGACAGCCGGAACGAGGACGGACGATGAAGCACCCGAAGATCGCAGGACGCGGAACCGGCGCAGCACACCACTCCTGGTGGATGTTCGGTGCGCGCGGCCCGTGTCTCGCACCGGAACCAGAGGGCGGCGGTTCGCCGTCCGGATCCGGCGGCGGCGACGATCCACCCGATCCAGGCGACGATCCTCCGCCGGGCGACAAGCCCGACGGCAAAGCGGCCGGCGAGAAGCTGTTCACGCAAGCCGACATGGATCGCGCCGTCAAGGAGCGGCTCGATCGCGAGCGCCGATCTTCGCAGCGACAGAAGACGTCCTCGGACAAGAAGCCCGAGTCCAAGAGCAGCAAGGCGGAAACGGATCCTCGTCTGATCTACGAGTTCCAGGACGAGCTCGAGTCGGTTCTCGACGAAACCGGCCTCAAGCCCAGTCCCGGCCTCAAGCGTCGCATGCGCGACGCGTACGTCAGCGATCGACCCGACGATCCCACGTCCTGGATCAAGAGCTGGCTCGACGACGCCGGGCTCAAGAAGCCTGCACCACCCCCCGACAACAACAAACAGGCAAAGGCCGACGACGTGGCAGACCCCAAGAAGGGCAGCGCGCCGCCGATCAGCGACAAAGGCCCCCCGGCTCCGGGCGGCGCCCGCGATGTCGACGCTCTCTTGCTCGAGCGCCCGCTCGAGCTCTCGGACGGCGACATCGAGCGGCTCCAGCTCAAGCACGGACCGGACAAGGCCAACACGCTGATCCGCGAGCACGTCAACGCATCGCTTCGCAGGATGAAGCTCATCGCCGACCCGCGCCGAAAGGCCGATTAAGCCGTGGCCGGCGAAACTACAACCACCACTCTCACGCAGCTGGTCTACGCCAAGTGGATCAGCCCGTACATCCAGTCGTACGCAGCGCAGTACCAGAACCCCAGCCAGTTCCTCGCGGGCTGGGATCCCAAGCTCGGCACGAGCACCGTCTCGGTGCCGCGCTGGGTCTCGGGTCAGGGCTCACCGAACGATCACGGCACCGCCGTGGACACCGAGCTCGACGCGACGGAAGCGACGGACCTCGCCGCGACCGCGCTGTCGACGGCCGAGAACTCGTTCAACATCGTGGAGTACGGCCTGCGCCGCGACCCCACCGACAACGCGATCGAGGACGCGGTGTCTGCCGAGCAGCTGTTCTCGTTCCTCGCGAGCGACGGCGCCTCCATCTTGATGGCGGCGTACAACGATGACATCTGCGCGCTGTTCGCGTCGTTCTCGAACACCTCGGGCACGACCAACGTCGCGCTGACGATCGCGACGATCGACGATGCGCTGTACTCGCTCGCCGAGCGCGGCGCCGCCGGCGCCCTGGTCGGCATCCTCGACCACAAGCAGTGCCGCGATTTCCTCAACGCGCTGCAGGCGACCGGCACGTCGATGGCGGTCTACGCGGGCTCGACCGATCGCCAGATCGGTACGCAGTTCTCGCCGGACCTCGGCATGAACCCCGAGGGCTTCGTCCTCCGCTACAAGGAGGTCGATTTCTACCGCCAGGGCCTGACCGACACGGCCAACGCCGGCGTCGATGTCGTCGGCTCGATCTTCGTGCGCGGCGATGCCGAGGTGAACCGCCCCAAGGCGGCGCTCGGCAAGGCGCGCCGGCGTGACTTCCGCGTCGAGCTCCAGCGCGACGCGAGCAAGCGCACGACCGAGGTCAACATGACCATGCGCGCGGGCTCGGGGATCACGCAGAACACGTTCGGTCAGAAGGTTCTGTCCAAGGCCTAGGCCGACGACAGACCACCGAGCGAGCTCGCCGAGCTCGAGCCCCCTGAGCGAAGGCCTCGCCAGGGGGCTTCGGGATCACCAGACCAGGAGATCCCGGATGAGCGCCAGCAAGATCGCGAAGTACGGAAAGGGCGCCCACGGCGACGATGTCGTCGAGGGCTGCTATGCAGTGGACCCCTCGGGACACCTCGTCCTGATCCACAAGGACAACGATCTCCCGGATGCCGGTTGGCGCTGGGCCTCGCAGGGCGACATCGACACCGCCGAGCGCAAGGCGGCCGCGATCGCCGGCGAGAGCTCCGAGCTCGCTACGCCCAAGGCGGTCAAGCCGCCGAGCGACAAGCCCGAGAAGGCCGACAAGCCGCAGAAGTAGTCCGCGCAGCGCCGACCACGAAGGGAGATCGCGATGTCTCAGTTTGGAAGCACGAACATCTACGACGCGCTCAAGAACGCCCCGCGCGATCGGATCGCGGTCGCGCGCAACGCCGAGGGCAAGCCCATGGCGCGCGTGATCAAGCGACCCGAGGGCCGCATGGTCGAGGAATTCGTCGATCCGACCGGGAACGTCGTGTGGGTGCAGACGCTCCAGCTCGGCACCGATCACGGGATCGACGAGATGGATCGCAAGCGCGCGCACATGCGCCGCGAGGGCTTCGTCGAGTACGCGAAGTGTCCGTGTCTCTCGGGCGCGCGTGCGTTCACGCCCGAGCTCGCGGCCGAGTTCCGCGAGATGCCGGCCGAGCTGCAGAACGTGTGCGAGGACGATCCGCAGGTCTACGAGCGGCGCGGCACGCGCACGCACCTCCACGATCCGTGCCCTCACGTGAAGTGGCTGATCGCGACGCGCCGCGAGCGGGCCGCGCAGGAGCAGGCGCTCCGCGCAACGCGGATCGACACCGTCACCGACATCGAGAAGCAGAAGCTCGAGATCTCGGCCGAGCAGCTCGCCGAGAGCCGCGCGCAGAACCAGCGGCTCCTCGACATCCTCGAGAAGCTGATGCCCACGCAGCCCATGCCGACGCAGATCGGTCCCGCTGCTCCCATCGTCCCCGAGGCGCCCAAGACCAAGAAGTGAGCGACGCCGAGGCTGATACCGCGCCTCCCGAGGCCGCGTCTCCCAGCCACCCGCGGCATGCGCAGTGGGTCAAGGAGCAAACGCTCGCGATGGAGATCGCGCATCAACGTCGGATCGGCGGCACGCTGCGCGACGCCGAGGACATCAACCGCGCCGCGCTCGAGCGGCTCGAGGCGCGCAAGCGGGCAGGGGTCGAGGCCGGGCGCGAGCCCGAGGACGTCGAGCCGAACGCCGGCCGCGCCGCCCGCGAGGCCGCACGCGACGAGCTCGGGCTGACGCGCCAGATCGCGCCGGTGCTGCCGGTCGCGAGCTCGCCGTGCGAATACTGCGGCAAATGCCTCCGCTGCAAGCGTGAGGCGCGCGTCCACGCGATCCACGAGCGAGCGCGCCAGGGCGACCAGTTCGCGCTCGCGCTGACCTGGGAGCTCGTGGGCGCCATGCTGGCACATCAGGCGCGCCGGGACTTCAAGCTCCACGACGGCCGCGTCGTGCCGTTCTCGCGCATGCTGCTCGATGGCGAGCGCAACGTCGCGTTCCTCGAGGTCGCGTCGGGCGTCTGCGATCGCAGCGTGCGCTTGCTGGGAGCGTGGCGGTGAGGACCGTCCAAGATGTGCTGTTCGGCGTCGCCGGGCAGTCCGTCGTGTTCGACGCGCCGGAGGGCCGCCCGAGCTCGGTCACCAGCGGGACCGTGCACCTGTGGGACGCGGCAGATACCACGGTCGAGCTCACGCTCGCGCCCACGATCGAGACCGATCCGAACACGACCACGGATGCCGTCGCCGGCGCCGCGCAGGCGGACCCCAAGCGCGTTCCGCTCACCGCGACAACGGGCGCGGCGATCGGGCGCGTGTATCTGCTGACCGGCGCCGATCTGCGCAAGGAGTGGATCGACGTCGAGGAAGTGATCGCCGCCGATGCGGTGTACGCGCGGCACCCGCTCCACAATGACTACGCGAGCGGCGCGACGCTGCAGAGCACGCGGATCACGGCCGCGATCGACAACACGTGGGCCGCGGACCTCTCGAACCTGCTCGACGATCTCGAGGGCAACCCCGGCTACCGCGTGCGCTGGGTCTACGTCGTCGCCGGCGTGACATACGTCGCCGATTCGTACTTCAACCTCACGCGCTACGGCGCGCGCCACGGCGTGCTGCCGCGCAACGTCGATGACATGGTGCCGGGCTGGATCGACAGCCTGCCGATCGATCACCGGATCGACCAGGGATCCCGGCTGATCGCCGAGGCGTACCGCGAGGTCAAGATCGACCTGCACG